GTAAAGGTTAATAATTGTCCTGGAGGCATATTTGATATGGTTCCTGAATCACATAACATAACAAGAACACTATCATCAAAGGTTGTTGATGGGTCAACCGTATTAGTAAGCGGATTAGTATTATTTACAGTAACTTTGATATGATTTAACCCGTCAAAATATCTTTGTCTTACGTTTGCTAAATTCATTGATTGAGCTAAATGAACGTCATATCCTATTGAAGGTATTCCCCCTTGTACTAAAAATTGCGTCACAGGAACTTTTAATAGTTTATCTAAGTTGTTTCCTGAATTCAGTACTTGATATCCTGCATATGCTTGTCTAATCGCATTATTATAACTTTCAGGACTACTAGATGTTGATGCATATGAACTATTATATGTTTCAAATGAAGATATAGAATTTAAATCCGCCAATGGGCTAAAATTACTTGCTGATATTGTAACAGTTGCACTTTGTTGGAATGACGATTCATCCGGAGGTAATGCAACATCTTCACAAGGACACGCTTCACAATCAGGATAAGACATCATAGGTAAAGAAATTCTTTTAAATGGATTTTCTTTATCTAATGGGGTTATGTTTTCTTGTTTACAATCTTCTTTTTTCTTTTTAGTTGATATTGCAGCAATAATTAAACAAATCCCATATATTACTACGTTTATTATCCATATTATAAGATTTATTATTATTCGAATTACAGGGTATAGTAATGCTAAAACATGTAATATTATAATTAAAGACACAAAAACAGGTGTTAAAATTGTAACAAGTAAGTTTAATATGAATACCAAGAAATCAAAATTTCTAACACCATCGTTAACCGGAAACTTATTAACCGTATTAACACAAGTCCTATCTGTAATATCTTTAATACCTAAATGTCGTAATCTATTTGAACCCCATTTCCATCTATCGACTAATCCCGATATCGTATAAACTTTATTATAATTAAATTGGTAGAACCTATCTTCACAATCAATAGCTTCTTGTATCATTTGTTGACCTATTGTTGTTGTTGGGTCCCCGTATTCAGTCCAATCTAAACTAAAGGCGTATGAGTATAACTGAGCGTCGGTATCGGTTGGCTCGTCATTGTTATTAGATGACCAACCCCATTCTTTAACATTAGGAACTAAATAATCACCACGCATAATACTATTTTCCATACCAGCCTCATTCTGATATTGAATTCTAAATCTGTATTTACCTTTTGTTGGGATTCCTACTGATGGGTCATTTGATAATACTTGTTCCCCAAATTCATTAGTTGTGACATAATCTAAGTTCATAGGAACTTCAATTAACCATGTTCCGTTGTCATCAATTACTTTACCACCTTCAGGTAATGTGTATTGTTCTAAAACAGGTCTTCCATCATTATCGTAATTAATTGTTTGTCTAACCGCTAAAATTCTACCAGGAGCAGTTACTAAACTACATAGATTACCTGTTTCTTTTCCGGGTTTACAATTTGTTTTCAAATAGTCTTCATCGGCCGATGAAAAAATTGACCCCATAAAAACAGCGTGAGGTTTAATATCAATTCCAAAATCTCTTAAATCGAAATCGGCCCTTGTAATCCCAACATTACATAATTCGGTTTCACCCCAAAATGAAGTAACATCAACATCTTGTTTGATGTTAACAATTTGTGGTAAGGAATTTAAATCTGTTGATGATTTGAATTGGTCTCCGTCAAATTGCTCAGTAGTTGCTAAACCCGCTCTTATTAAATCTGCAGGTCTTAAAGAAAAACAACCAATGTTTGATAAATCTAAATCTAAAATTAATGTTTGAATTCCAAGTGGGGCTCCGATTATCATAAAGTCACCACTTTCATTAGTTTTAACGGTAAACTTATAATACTTTTCGTATACCTCTAAAACTTCAGTTCTTGTTAAAACATCATTTTTATCAGGAAAAGTTCCAGTTGCAGTATGCCCATCATATTCTTTTACGTAAGGTAATAGGTTATATCTATAACCATCTTCATTTTTTTGTTCTACGTTTTTATAAGGATAAAGTGTGGATATTACCGGGTCATTTTCATCAATTGCATCAAGAGGAATAAATATAGATACATTTGCGTTTGGTACACCATATCCACCGTTAACAATTACCCTACCAGCAACTACACCATAATCAGCACAAAACCTCGTATAAACGTCTTCTTGTCTTAATTTTAAAGACAGCATTTCTAAAAAATCAAAATCCTGAGTGACGTTAATTCGTATACTTCTTTCTTTTTTTCCTGGTGTTGATTTTATCCTATAACTTTTGGTCATTTGTGCTTTTAAAATAAATAGTTATTTTACCCATTTTAAAAATAGGTAAGTAGTTTAGGAAATAAATAATCTTAGGAGAAATCTACGGTCGCAAGATTTTTAACATACACTCGTATGTCTTTATTATCAAAACGTATTTGATAAACCTGTGAAGGTTCTGCGTAAATATTATCGTCAATTAATCTAATCTCACGAGTTGCTTTATTGATATACGACTGTGACGTTTCTGATGTTGAATATTGTCCACCTACTAAGTTAAAAACTTGTAAATTAGATAAACTTATCACACCTGCGGTATTTTGAATTAACCTTCTTACATCAGATATGTTTACGTTTTGTCCCATATCACGATTTCCTGGTGTCATATAATTTGAAACTTGATTAATTATTTCAGTAATAACTTGACCTCTATTAACATTTGATTCCACAACCACATATATATCAAAAGCTAAGTCGATAACTTTAGCTACATCAATTTGTATGTAGTCATTTATCATTCTATATTTTGAAAGGTAAGTTGCTAAGTTTGTCTTAAGATTATTAGAAACCGTTTGTGTCAATTTACCATTTTCATCATAAGCTAAAATTTGAACGGTGATTTTATTATCTAATTCAGTAATTGCAACTTTTGCGGGTGCTCCAAATTTTCCTGGCATCGTATCAATTAATGATTTATAATCGTTTACAGTTACTGCTCTTTTTTGTGCCGCAAAATTAAATGCCACCATGTTTCTCACTTCTTCTGTTGTTGGTGGGTTTGACCCTCCAATCGCTGCAGTTACATTATTAACCGTTAAAGAATCAATTACATTTGAGTTAATTGAACTTGATGGACCATTTACCGAAAAATCAATTGTTCCTACTTGATTGATTACCCCAACACCAACATTTGACGCTAAACCACCACCTGTTCTATATTGGACAAAAATTGTTGTATTTGGTTGAACCGTTAACCCTAAACCAATGTTATTTTGGTAATTAGCCAAGTCTAAGTTTATACCTAACTTAGCAAAGTTAGCCAATTGAATATTTGGAGTTGTCGTTCCTCCTCCAAATTGAACTTTTAAAAATCCTTCGGGTGTGTATTCGGTAATGAATCTATTTTCAGTTTTAATATATTTTCCAACTTTAACACCAGCATTATCCACAGGTTTTGTTGGGTCTTCTATGAATACCGTATCTTCAGCCAATGCATCAACTTCATACCATCTATTTGTAGCCGTTACAAATTCAGTATAATCGGGAACGTTTGGATATCCAGTTCCGTCTTTTTGAATTATAGAATTAACACCTAAAACGTTTCTTTCAGGTAAAAAGAAATTAAAGAAAGGAACCACATCGGATGGGTTGATTACTCTTTTAAAAACTTTGGTTGTTCCGTTAACCACAACCTCTTGTTTTGTGATTACGTAATTAATGATTTTTTGGTTAGCATCAAAAGTAGGTACTTTAGTTCTATTAACTTCACCTTCTTGGTTATATTGATTAGTGAAGTCAATATCATAAACCGTTTCGAATGAATTTCCTCCTCCGTTAAATTGTGAACCCGCTCTTAAAATTCCTAAATATCTAAAATCTTCAGCATCACCTAATGGTGGGACTGTGATTGAAATATTAACCACGGCAACGGATGGTCTGTAACCAGGTATTTTTAAACCATAAGTTCTTGCAATATTAAAGATTGAAGACTTCTGTTGGGCATATTGTAATACAGTCTCTTGTACACTTCTATCAATATGATAATGTAAATTATCGGCAACCGCAGCATTTAAATCCATTAAAACAGAGAATACAGATGCATCATTAAAATTTTGAACGAGCTCAGGATAATACTGTTTAGTGTAATTAATTAAACCATCTCTGATTGATTCAAAATCCCTATCGGTATAGTTAATTTTATTATTAGCCATATTATATGTTAATTATAACAAATTGTCGACTACCAAATGCTCTTGCATCATTTGTATAATCAATTTTTATTTTTGCACTATATTCTGCGGTGTTTGCTCCCGGTATACGATAAATACTCGCCTGACCCAATAATTCATAGTCTAATTGACCTGAAGTTTCTCCAGCATCGGTATACGATTCTACAGTTATACTATTAATAGTAATATTTGGGATATACTTACTAATTTGTTCTTCTATTTCAGATTTAATCTCTTCAAAGGTTGCCCCATCTAATGGTTCAAAAATATATTCATACATTCGAGTACCAAAATCAGGTAAAAAATACCTAGAACCTCTCCTTGTTAATAACAAGTGAACAAGATTTGCCCTTATT